TTGATCCCATTACTTTTGGTGAGCTGGGTTACATGCTGGGGACCTGGTATAACGATGCCCTCATAGGCATCGAAAACAACAAGGATGGGGGTGCGAACCGGGTTTTACAGCGCCTAGGCTATCCCCACATTTACCTCCAGCAGTCCAATAGCGGAGAGCCGTGGGATAAGGCGACGCCTAAGCTGGGTTTCAATATGAACCTTAAAACCCGGTTTATTTTAATTGCCCAAGCTCGTCGGTGGATGGAAGATGGCGCGGTTTTGCCTCACTCTGCTCAACTGATGACGCAATTTGAAACCTTTGTTTTTGGTAATACCAAATTCGAAGCTGTAGCTGGAGCGCACGATGACTTGGTTATGGCGTGGGTTATTGCCATTGAGATGGTTAAGTTTCAAGCGGAATGGGCTGACTCTCTACTTAATCAGATTAACCCCTACTGGCAGGGGCAAGAACTGAGTGAATGGGGTGAAGAAGATTTGGACAGAGGAGCTGGTTTAGTAGATCGACATATTGATCAAGCTAGAGCAAAACAGCAGAAAGAAGACCCAGATTACGCTTCAACTGCGGAATCTTTGCTATAATCACCCGCAAACTAACCAGCCTAAAAAACTGCGTAGAAGCATGTAAATATTGCACTTATTTACTCAAGGAAAGTCAAATCCGCCCGCAAAGTAACCAGCAAGCAACCAGCAAGCAACCAGCAACTAACCACTCAGAACAAAGAAACAAATAAACAAGTACAATAAGTGAGGTTTTGATGGACTATATGATGGTCTTGTATTTCGCTGTAATGCTCATCGTCGTGGGTGCCCTGCTGCGGCAGCTCAACTCCGAACGCAACGAGCGTCAACAGATGATGGATCGCTACGAAAAGCTGGCTGTAGCCGTGCGCTACCACCAGCTGCAAGCCGAGTTGCCGTTGGAAAGCCCTGCGGCTGACTGGTCTTTTGCTGAGGGAAGTGAGTTTGTGCCGCGTGGACACACTTCCGTTGCCGATGTAGAAGGTGCATAATGCCAGAAATACCTAAAAATGCTAACGCTCCTGGCTATTTTATAGGATCAGACAATAGAGGCAATCCGCAGTCAGGCGCTCTAATAGGCGAAGACGGCACGGAAACGCCTTCGGTGGCTATTGTGTGGTCTGAACAGACTCCTGCCCCTGAGAAGCCATCTGAGAGCCTTACAGGAGATCAGGGAGAACCGCCTGTGCCGCAAAGTGGGCCAGAGCGAATTGACTTAGAAGGCAACGGCCCTGCGTGGATCGCCCAGACGCTTTTGCGACACCTGCCTTTTCATGTTTTTACCAGTCCCAATCAACCGCAAGGCAAAGCGTGGTTTTTTGGCCAAGCGGATGCGTATATGGTGAATACGGACGATTGGTATCAAGCGTGTATGCAGGTATCCAATGTTTTTCGGCAGATGGCTGAAATGGAAACGGTTATTGACCCTCGTTTGCCCGATCCGTATGACGATCCGCAGGTAGGCCCAGTACTAGCAATGAGTGGTGGAGCTTTTATGAGCGTGACAAAAAAAGATGAAAATGCAGACAGTATAGCAGATGGAGAAGATAAGACTGCGTAAATAGCTGTATCTCACTGTTTTAGGGGTTGTATTAAGTCGTTTTTGACTTGTGCAACCCTTTTTTTTGTCCACAATATAGAGTGGCGTAATGTAGATAACCTTACAACTAGTACTGGAATTGTTATGCCTAAAATCAACGGACGTTATTTCCCTTATACCTCGCAAGGCTATGCCGATGCCGAGGCTTTTCGGGGGCGCACAGGCGATAAAATTGAAGCTATGCGAACTAAGTCGCCTTCTCAAAACAACAAGAAAAGAAAAAAGAAGAAATAAGTGGAAGAGCACGTCTATGGATCGGGCTCTCCCGTATCCGACCGCAAGGCCGCGCCTAAAAC